TGCACCATTATTGGTAGAGGTAGAGAGATATTTACCTGTAGATTCAACCTGAAGTGCAGTATAGCTCAATTGGGTATGAATACCGCTGATTAAGTTTGCGCTGTCCTGAAGGAAAGAATCAAAAATCGGGCCATAGTTAGGAAGTCCACTGTTTTGCAACAGATAGGCTCCGTCACGTGCGGATTTTTCGTTGAAGTTATACGCCAACTTCATGCGAGGCATATTCTTCGTATTGAGTTCAAATCCGGTGTTACTGATCAATGGAGCTTCACCGTCATAGGCAACGTAAGATGCCATAACAGGAACATTGATTTTACCGATCATCTGCGTGTAGTTTCCACTGCGATTCTCAGAGGCAACTCCGAAAACGGATTTCCATTGTGCTCCTGTAAAGTAATCGTTGAATTCGCTTTTGAAAAAAGCGGACACATCTCCGTAAGCCCTATCGCTGGCTAAAAGCGCACCCGAAATCAGTTTGTAGAAATCGGAAGAGTTTGCTTGTGCTGGTAATTGCATGTCTTATAGATTAAGTTGTTTGATTAAAATATTCCCATTCAACATTTGCAATATTAGCCTTCACAACGGCGGGCATAGCAGGGATGCAATTCTCGAATACATACTTTATTCCAACAGGAATACCCAATTGGTTTTGATCTCCGCCGATAGTATCTTCAATTGCCAAGTTTGTAGGCTGGCAATAGATAGATTTTGCAGAACCAGCAACACCACTGGATTCAACCAAGAATAAACCAACGGTAAGAGCATCCATATTGGCAGTTACAAAACTGACAGCAATTTCAGTGTCGGTCTCTGTTACTGTTCCGTTTGAAGCAAGTGCCTTACCTGTTCCTGTCATAGTCGATGGCATAACCATAACAACCGTTGCAGGATAAAGTTTCGGAGTGAGGAAGGTTTTCTTCAGTACAACATCGGTGTTAGCTCCATTGACTGTTGAGGTTTTGATTTCCCAGCATTTCAGGAATTTCGCTTCTTTGTTGACGTAATCGAAATACACGGGGGTTCCGGCTGAAACTTTCTCGCCTAAGACGAGAGTATTCTTAACCTTGCCTCCGGCGATACGTCTTTCTGGCAATTTTGCCCATACGGGAATACCCGCACCTACCTTCAGAGTGGTAGTAGATTGACTGTTCCAATAATCCATGTTTTTAGTATTAAATTGTTAAATATTGTCTGCCTTCTTTGCAAAGGCTTCGGCGCTTTTCTTTACTGCTGCCGCCCGTGCAGTTTTAACCTCGGCATCGGAAAGTTGGCGTGATGGCAAACTGGGCATTGCGCCCTCTCCGACAACAGCAGACTGAAAATCATTGTATTCCAACAATAACTTGTCTGCGATTTGATCGGCTGTAACACCATCTTCAACTGTAATCAATTTCAATGCTTTAGCTAAAAGTTTCTCGTTTGCTGCACCTTTCCCTTTCGCCACTCTAGTCGCCTCAGACAATAATAAGTCGTTTGCTACTCTCTTTTGCGCAAGGGCATCCTTGGCTTCGAGGGCGGCAATTTTATCCAAGATCGGTTTTAGCGGATCAGGATTAGCGAGGTCTGTCTTTGGTGGTTCGTTCTGCGAAATTGATTTGCCTTCTTTTAAATTGTACTTTTGTTCGTACCCTTTAATGGCAGTTTCGGTAGCAGTAGTAGCTCGTCTATCACCTTCTTGTTGTGAATACTGAGCGGATGCTTGAAGTGCCGAAATTAACCCCGCATTGATTACGGTTTCAATTTGAGACTCCTCTGTGATTGTTGTAGCGAGTTGGTTTGAGACCCCCTCTAGCAGCGTATTCGGAACCCCTGTTAATTTGGTTTTCAGAAACGCTAAAATTTTTTCCTTCATTAATGCGCTGTTTGTTACTAATAAAAAAATCGTTATCAACCACAATAATAAGAAAAATATTGCTTACATTTGGGTCGTATTTAAAAAATTGACAATTGTGAATGTAACCACAAAGGATAAATTTCAATACGTTTTAGGGGCACTAATAGTGTTCGGGTTCTTCTCTCTTTTACTTACTCTCGTTTTTAGGGAAGTTCCGTCAAAAAATAACGACCTACTTAATCTGGTAGTTGGAAGTCTTATTGGCAGCTTCAGCACAATTGTCGGTTATTTCTTCGGGTCAAGTTCTTCGTCTGCAAAAAAAGATGAAACAATTTCAGGAATGGTAAATAAGCAACAGTAAATGGCAGAATACGTTACATCACCCTCTGGAGTACGATATTACACCAACGAATTTATAGAAACTCTTAGGGAGAAAAATCTTGCATTGGAGGCAGGAGCAACATCTTATGACATAATTCCACAAAAAGGATTCCAAGAGGCAGTGCTGACATCCGAGGCCGATATAATGATCATCGGAGGCCGGCGCGGATCAGGGAAAAGTCGTGTGATGAATATGCTGCCATTATACAACGCCCACGTGGTCGGCTTTAATGCAAACGGGTTCAGGCGTGAGGAGGAGGACTGCCGAGATGGGTTATTTAAAGATGCAGTAGAGCTGTTTAGGGGTTTCGGTAGTATAACAGACTTAACCATTCGATTTAATGATGGTGACTCATATATAGACTATGGCCACCTCCAAAACGAGAAAGAAATCGACCGCCGATTCAGAGGTAGACAAATGCCGTGTATTATGATTGACGAGTTGAGTCAACTACAAGAATCCACCTTCTTTACACTACTTGGATCAAATCGTAATACCCTTGGCATAAAAAATAAGTTCGTAGCTTCCACAAACCCAGTAGGAAGCAAAAGTTGGCTATATCAATTAGTTAAGTGGTATATCGACCCCAATACAAATAGAGTAATCCCAGAACGCTCGGGAGTTTTGCGTTATTTTTATCGCCACGGCAAAAAGCTAGAAGATATTATCTGGGGATCGACTAGGGAAGAAGTCTACCTAAAAGCCAGTGGCTACATTGACGCCATCTACGACAAAGCCCTCGAAGGACAAATCGACAAACTAAACTTGATCGTTTCCTTCACATTTATCGAAGGTCAGCTTTCCGAAAATAAGATACTCAACAAGAAAGACGACAACTACCTCGGCCGTCTTGCAACACAAGGAGCAGAAGAGGCTTACCGTGCAATCAACGGAATTTGGGAGAATGAAGAATCTTCATACGGACTTACCTCATACGAAGACTTCGAGAATATGTTCAACAATAACCGACAGAGCAGGATCGGGTTTCGTTGTGCCACTGCTGACGTTGCCTTATCGGGGGACTACTTCGAGATGTTTGCTTTTGAAGATAGGCATGTGGTTGATTGGGAAGCATTTCGTGGGGTTTTATCTGATCAGGCAGTTTCCTTGGTACGAAAATTTCTTGATAAAAACAATATCAGAGAGGAATATTTTGCATATGATAGTAACGGATTAGGATTATATTTGGAGGGTTATTTCAAGAGGGCAAAGAAATTCAACAATAAAGAGCAGGCATCCAATACAAAACTTTGGAATAATCAGAAGTCTGAGTGTGCGGAGAAATTCGTCAAGTCAGTCAAGGATGGGGAGTATAGTTTTGAATCAGGAGTTCTGGAAAAGTCTGTCGGCGGAATTACGCTTCGAGATCGCTTGCAACTGCAACGCCCTGCCTTGCGCAGAAAAGAAAACGAAAATGGCAGATTCGAAATTATCAGCAAACCTCAGATGAAAGCAGAAGTAGGACATTCGCCAGATACCGTGGAGGCACTGTTTATGAGGGAGGTGTTCTCGAAGAAGGGTGGGGGATTTAGGAATTTGGGATTACTTTAAAAAATAGGGAAAATGGAAACAGGACAGGTATTAAAACAAGTATCAGGACAGGTATTAAGCGCACGCATTATTCCAAGTACTTCATTCCAACTAACATGGAAAGACACAAGAATTAATCCACCAAAAGAAGGCGGTAGATACTGGTGCTTAATCGAAGAGCAGAATGATTTAGGAAAATCGCACTTCCAATGGAATTGCGACTATCACGAAGTAGAAAAGAGATGGTCAGATAATTGCGAAAATTATAATGTGATTTACTGGACAGAACTTGCACCCATGCCTTTTTAGAATTATTCATATCATCACTAACAATACAAAAATGGCAAAACCACAATTAAAACCAGTAGAGCAAATCCTTTTAAAAGCTCCGTTCAAACGGATGTTACCCAATCCGAATTGGGTACTTTCTCTTACGGGCGGAGGGGATCAGACAGTAAATCCACTGCCCAATAATTACATCTTAGTTCCGCAAGATGTATTTTTAGCAGAATATGATCCGGCAGGACATAAGATAAATGATCCGCATTACTATGCTGACCGTCTCAAAACCAGTGATAGCGGTCAATCTTATGTTCATTACGTAGAGCGTGTTGCCTTGCCCCTTCAGTCGGTTATTGTCACAAAGCAGATGACGCACTTAGCCGGTAACTACATTCAATTCGTTGATTCCAACCCTGCACCAGACGAGACACAAAAAACCTCTTTGGTTGAATTTAAACAGGGATGGATCAACAAGAACATGGAAGTTGCCATGCATGAATCTTTTGAAATGGAAAAGGTTACTGGCGATTCGGCTTTCTGTGGATATTTGGATAATGGTACGTTTGGGTGGCGCACATTCGGCTATCGCAATGGGGAGGTTCTTTACCCTCACTGGGATGCAAAGACTGGAAAATTAAGCCAATTTGGGCGCAGATACGACCAAGTAGGACAGAATAAAGTGCAGAATATGTTGGACGTTTGGGATGACACCTATTTTACTACATACATTCGGGACTCGTCAGCAATAGGAGCAGTCAAAAAATTGTTCGGTTCTTCTGGCTGGTTAGTAGTTTCCCGCCAAGCCCACGGATTTCCATTCATCCCAATCTCATACAAACGCGACGATATGGGTGCATGTTGGTCATTATCTCAGGACTGTATCGACAAATTAGAGTTGGCTATTTCCCAGCTTTGCGAAAATAACAAATCCTATGCTTTCAGGATTATGTTCGTTAAAGGAGATGAGGTTGATGTGACAAGCGTGGATGCAAGTGGTCAGCCCTCGATTATTAAAGGGGATGCAACGGCAGAGGCAAAGTTTTTAGAGAAGGCAGATGCTTCTTCTTCTTTTGACTTGCAACTAAAGATGCTCGAAAAATATATTCTGATGGGTAGCTTTACGGTTCTGCCTCCAGAAGTGAAAGGCGGAGACTTACCCGGCGTTACAATCAAACTTCTCTACTCGCCCGCAGTTGAAAAGGCAATGGAAGACGCAATGCACTGGAACTCATTTTTAGACAACGTGGTTTCTATTTTTAAATTCGGATTCGGGGTTGAAGAAAAGAAATCTGCCCAACTAAATGACCTGAAAGTACGTGGCGAGATTATTCCTTACGTTCACCATAATGACAACGAGATTGCAACCATACTGAATCAGTCTGTTACAATGGGAACTTTATCGGTTGAGACAGCAGCAAGTAAACATCCATACGCACTTAATGACGAGTTTGCGAGAATTGAGGCGCAACAGCAAGCAGAGCAGTCGGCTCAGATAGTGGCTGATGCGGCAAAAGCAAAACCAGCCCCAATGAATCAAAATAACCAAGATAGACAAAATGCAGGAATCTGATAAAAAAGAGGCGGAGTTTCAAGCCCGATTTGTTCTGGAACATATCCACCAAGTATTCCTTGGAGAAGAAGTACCGATCACGACAGCTTTCAATCAGTATGCCATAGCCCGCGTGGTTCGCGTGGGTGGGCGTACGGATTATGTTGTAGTAAAATGGGATTTTCATCTTTACGTTCCGAAAGTTGTGTTTGATCCTAATTGCGGAAAAGGAACTATCCAATCCCTGCAATGCTTGTATGTTTATGATAAAGTTGACGTACCCACTCCAGCACCTCCACCAAAAAAGACGGAGCAGTTATTTACTAGGCGTCCAGATGAGATGACGGGAGATGCACTTTACGCAGAACTTGAACTGATTCACGGCTTATCCAAAGAGCAGTGTAAGCAGTATAGATCAATGCCAGCACGTATGGCAAAAGTTACAGAGATGAGAAGGATTATGGACTTAACCAAAGAAGTATGAAGAAGGAAAAGAAGCCGTGGAGGGTCGATGAAAAACGTCCAGAATCAGAATTGGCTCGATACTACAACCCACTTCCAAGTGATGACCAATTCGTAATGTTTTCCATACGCACAGATATTCGGATTGTGCAGGAGTTATACAAGTGCTCTGACCGACATTATAGCGGTAAAGTGAACTTATTGACGGATAAAATCATCAATGACTATATCGACATTCACGATGGCGATATGCTTTTGACGGATTACCGGGGGGTATCTAATCTGTACCGATACAACCTTCAGATGAAAAGGATTACATTGGATCGGCTGATGGATATGGCTGAGAAGTACGAAGAGCCAAAAGGGGCTGTTGCTAAGATGGCATTGTATTTATGGTTGTTGCAAAATGTTCAGGGATGAAAAGAGTATTCCAGAGTAGAATTGAAAAGAAACACGGGACTTGTATGCAGGCCGAAATAGCAAGTCTGTTTGAGATGTTTATTGACGACGTGCCTAATTTTATAGAGATGGGAGATGAGTGGTATTACGCTTATGTTAAATTTTATAAGGATAGGGGTTATAGTCATATATGCTCATTTAATCCAAAAGGCAGAATGGATTTGATAAAACAGGTCTTAGAACACGACGGGGGAGTTAATGGATACTGGGGAGCCACGGTAGAGAGCGTTAATTTGGGTGCAGAAGTAACCCATGCAGTTATTGTAGATAAGGATTTAAATGTAGTCCATGATCCTAATCCTAATAATTTTTGGCACATCTATAAACCAGAAGATATAATATCAATTGAGACAGTCAAGGATGATTGGTATATTGATGTTGATGGGAAATTGATAATCACCGACAATTTAACAGATGCCAGCAAATCCTAACCTCGTCCGAGAAAAACAAAAAGCAGTCTCCGAAATCAAACGTGAGATTGCCACTACAATGACGGCCATTACACTGCTGTCGATTCATTACAGGTATTTGGGGTATGGATTTAGCTTTTCAGCCGCACAGAAGTTGACAGATGGCGTTCAGCAAGAGTTGTCCGACCTTCGCCTGCGCCTGATGGATCTGATCCAACAAAGAGGAGAGGTTATGGCTGATCTATCCAAAGCAGAAAATCTGGCCAAATATGGGATAGATAAGCGGATGACTACCGATGAGATTGACGCATTTCTGTCGGGGAAAATTGAAGGCAAAACTACCGATGCGAGAATTGGCGGATATGTCGGGCAGCTCAAGGGAGAGATGGAGGCGTTTATTGCAATCGGATTGGTTGCCGGACTTAGCCAGACGAAAATTGGACAGTCGTTTATGGCAGCATTGACTCATCCTTATGGGGATGCTAAGGTTATGGCGGCTATGACAAGTGGGCTTTTTGATGCAGTTAGGTTACGGAGGGGAGAATTGAGTTATGGGAAGGGGACTTATGCGAGTGGGTTTACGAATATCCTCCGACTGAACTACGATTTAGCTCAACGGACGTACATCCAGAATACGATTGCAGCCTTTATGAGTAATGGGAAAATCGCAGGGATTAGGCCTTACAGAAATTCAAATTTAAGTTGTGAGCTGTGCGATTCAGTGGCGGGTAGGGTGTACGCAGTTGATTCCCAGATAGTTCCAGTACATCCCCGCTGCATTTGCGGGATTACACCAGTCATGGCTGATGGGAAAGAATTTAGCGAGGCGGTATTCTAAAAACAAAAACCACCTTTTTTAAGGGTGGCATCCGGTTATTACGATCCGGCAGGAAAGTGTGCTTCTGCGAGAGGCCTCCCGATGTTACGACTCCGTGTACTTTGGAGAAATATTACCCGGAATTACACCAACGTCTATCGAGTTTTTCAACCCCTACTTGTTGGACTCCTTTCGGAAATTATAACCGGAAGATTTTAAAATAACCCAAACGCCCAGTGAAATAGGGCTGAAAAGAGTAAAACACCCTCGGCGAAGGATTTATCGCCACTCATCGCTTCTATGATTAGCTGTTCGCAACTCGTGCGCACGTTTGGGTTATTAAGTTCATTATCAATTAGTTATCTAAAAAGGGAGATCCGGTTCTGTGCCATCGGCTGGCATCATATCATCTGGCGGAGGTGGCGGAGGCGGATTCTTCTGTAATCCAGAATCTGGCGCACTACTACCAGCAGATTTCACATCCACATCCACTTTCCAAATTGTCAGATTCGTAAACCACTTTTCTTTGAACTCCTTAGATTCTGCGTTGAAGTGTACCGTAACTTCATCATGCAATCCAAAGAAATTGAATATGTCTGGCTTATTGAAGGCAGTGAAAGCTATTCGTTTTGGATATTGACCATCCAATTCTTCGATTACAAAGTCTCGTTTTGACCATTCTTTTCCCGCCGCAGATGTGCCAGCTACTTCTGCGCACACCTCGATAACCTTACCTTTTACCTGAAAACTCATTTCTGCTCCTCCTCTGTTTTAGTTTCTGTTTCTAAATGTTCCAGCCCATACAACGCCTCCTCTTCCTTGCAAATCTCATCATCTTTCGCATCGGTTACTTCTGCCAATTTCAGATTCTCGAAGTAGTCATTGTGAAACGCAATCCAAGCCATCAAGTATTCAGGGTTCTGCATCCCTAATATCGCAAAAACATTAGTCGAGGCAAATACTGTTTCAAAATACTTCTTACTTTCCTCATTTTTGATCTCCTCAAAGAACTGATCAATTTCTACGCCACCCCTTAGTCGGAAGCCGAATGTTCCGTTCTCGTGGGATACTTTCAAATGTGATGGATCTTTTTCGGCAATATACGAGCCGAGCCGTGCTGTTTTCTTCATTTTATCCAATGGTTTTTAATTGTGTCTGCGTTTTTTGTTAATGTATTTATAATTTGAGATACAAGCGGGTCTGTGTTATTTATGCATATATGCGTTTTACCCAATACAGCCTGCTGAATACATAGAAATATGTCCCCAATTCCTCTCTGTAATTCCGCATTTGCCTCAGTTACATCAATCAGTTTTGATATTCCATCCTTCTCTTTTTCCATTTCTTAAATATTAAATCGTTCAACATTACTTCCACTCTTTCCAATAAATCTCATCAGGACTTTCCCAGTTCCAGTCATACCCTCGCAAATAGTCTTGTTCACAATCATCTTTTTCTCGTTGCGCAGTA